CCGGGTTCTCGTTGTGCAACAACTTGTTAATTCAGCAATGGGCGCTCTGGGTTTTACAGCGGTTCCAGGCGGCGGCTTCGCAGCTCCCGGAGGTGCTCATGGTCGACAAATGCAAGCTGGCAAGCCATACATGACCGGGGAAAGCGGACGCGAATTATTTGTTCCGAGCACTCCAGGACGTTTGCTCAGTCCAGCTCAAACAATGAACGCATTCGGTGGCGGCTCCGGCGTTGTCGTCAATCAGTCAATTAATGTGACGACCGGCGTTCAACAAACGGTAAGAACTGAAATAAAATCTATGATGCCTCAAATAGCTCAGGCGACAAAAGGAGCTGTCGCTGATGCTAAAATGAGGGGCGGACAATACAAGAGGGCTTTTAACTAATGGCGATTACTTACCCTCTCTCACTTCCAGCAACTAACACAGTTTCAGATATTACTTTGACAGCAATTAACGCAGTCGCTTATTCTCGTTCCCCTTTTACTTTTACCGGGCAAGCTCACGCATACGCCGGAGAAATGTGGTCGGCCGATATTACTTTGAAAGCAATGCGAGAGGCGGACGCTGAAAAGTGGAGCGCATGGCTAACAGCGTTAAGAGGGCAGTTTGGAACATTCCTCCTCGGAAACCCTTTTCGCAACTCTCCGCGAGGCACAGCAAGCGCTGCAACAATCACCGGGTCCGCTGGTGATCGCTCAGTTACAGTCGCAAAATCAGGAACCTTGTTAGCTGGTGATTACTTTCAGCTAGGGACAACGACACAAGCGCGGCTTTATAAAGTCCTCGAGGATAGCTCGGGCTCAGGAACTCTTGAGATTTGGCCCTCTCTTCGAGCAAGCGCTTCCGGCGTTGCCGCCGATCTAAGCTCCCCGGTCGGCGCTTTTAGATTATCGAGCAACGAGGCATCCTGGAGCGTTAATAATCTCGCTGTTTATGGAATAACCTTCGGAGCGGTCGAGGCGATATGAGGACGATTGACAGTACACTTCTCAACGCTCTTTACGATAACGGCAATCCGACCGGCGACCTAAAAGATATTGAACCATACTATGCCGTCGAGTTGCAGTTCGAGGGAGCAACGCTTAGACTTTGGACCGGCATAGGCGATAGAACAATAAACTCGAATACTTACTTGGGAACCGGGAGCCTTTTAGAAATACAAGGGCTCGAGGAAACTGGCGATTTAACGGCTGTCGGGACAAACCTTACACTCTCAGGTTTAGACAGCTCGATCGTTACATATGCGCTTACGAATGATTATCAGGGTCGGCTTTGCAGAATATATTGGGGAGTGCTCGGAGTAACCTCAGTCGTTGAAGTCTTCAGCGGCTTCATGGACAAAATGACAATTCTCGATGACGGTGGAACCTCCAGCATTTCTATCAGCGTCGAGAGTAGACTTATTACACTCGAGCGGCCAAACGTTCGCCGGTATACCGATCAAAGCCATCAAGGAACAATTGCAACCGAGGGCTATTCAAGTTCCGACGATACGTTTTTCAAATGGGTTGCCCGGCTTGCTGATAAGCAAATCCCCTGGGGCCGATCGACAGTCGATGAATGATTATAGAGCGCTGAATGAATACATCGATGAAGTTCGCGACGATGGTTTTATGTGGCACGTTCACGACTGCTTTCAGTTTACGAATGAAGCTTTTCGCAGAATGTACGGACAAGGCTGGGCCGACGATTGGACCGGCAAGTATATCTCCGGCGGTTTATATATGCGAGCGCCTCAACTTGTTCAAACGTTTGGATTTAACTCGCTCGAACAAGCGCTCGACAGCAAGTTAAAAAGAATTAAAGGGATAGCTCCTCGAGGGGCGCTCGTAACAGCTCCCGGGAGTAATGTCTGGGATATACAAAAAGCGCTAGGAATATCGTTGGGAAATAAAGCGGCATTTCTAGGAAAAAGAAAACTTGTCTTTCTTCGCATTGCGAGGATTGAAAACGCATGGATTAAGCAATGAAAGATACGCTCGAGCCGTTTAATGTTATGCGTCATAAGCGCTGGGATGTTGCTCCTCGCGTCGAAGTTTTAGCAACGTACATTTTCCCGGGAGCAATGGCGGTTGGTGGAACAGCGGCTTTCTTAGCATATGCGGCGACATACATAGGCGTTACCTTAGTTGCAAGCTGGGCGATGAATGCTTTAATGCCAAGACCGAATTTCGGCGCTGGCTCTTCTCAAGGCTTGCTTGTGAATACGAGGGACGCGACTGGCGTCCAAGATGTAGTATATGGCGAAATCCGCAAGGGCGGCGTTATAACATACATGGAAGCAACCGGGACGAATAACGAATATTTACATATGATCGTGACTGTCGCCGGACATGAGATAAACTCGTTCGAGCAATTTTTCATTAACGACGACGCAGTAACATTAGATAGCGATGGATTTGTTACCGGCTCAGATTATGCAGACGCGGACGGTAACAAGAAAATATTAATAAAAGAGTTTACCGGGGCTAGTAATCAAAACGTTTATACAACTCTTGCAGCTCTAACGGATGGGCCAAACTGGGCTAATAAGCAAACTGGCGACGATACAAATTTTCGCGGTCAGGGCATAGCTTGTTTTTATGTTCGGATGGCATACGATCAAAACGTATTCGCTCAGGGCGTCCCTTTATTTACGACTAGAATAAAAGGTAAAAAGGTTTTTGATCCTCGAAGCTCAGCAACCGCATTTTCAAGCAATGCCGCTTTATGCGTTCGCGATTACTTAATTTCAAAGTATGGCCTGGATAGCTCCGGCGATATTAATGAGACAGCATTTTCAACAGCCGCCAATGTTTGCGATGAAACAGTTTCGCTCAGCGCCGGGGGAACTGAAAAGAGATATGAGAGCCACGGTGTTATTAGGCTTGATCGATCGCCCGGAGATATTCTCGCGGACCTTATGACAAGTTGTCAGGGCTCATTATTTTGGGGGCAAGGCAAGTGGCATTTAAAAGCCGGAGATTATAACGCCTCGGTCGAAACATTTACGCTGGATGATTTTCGCGGACCGATCACACTTGATACGAAACACTCGAGGAGAAATAATTTTAACGTTGTTCGAGGGACGTTCAACGATGCAAGCCATGATTATATCTCGGCGGACTACCCGGAGATAAGATCGACGACTTTCATAAGCGACGATAACAATATTGAAAGCGCAATAGACTTACCGCTTCCATTTACGACGTCAAAAACGATGGCTCAGCGACTAGCAAAAATGACGCTATTCCGCTCGAGGGAACAGCTCACGCTTTCAGCGGACTTTAGTCTTCGAGCGTTTGATGTTGAGGTCGGCGACGTCGTTGCGATTACTAACTCGAGATATGGTTTTTCTGCTAAAGAGTTTGAGGTCGTTGGCTGGCGCTTCTTTAATGACGGCGAAAACGCAAGTCAGAAAATTAATTTGACATTAAGAGAGACAAGCTCGGCGGCTTTTAATTGGAACGCTGAGGAAACCGATTTTACGAATAACAATTCAACGCTTCCAAATCCTGGCGCTGGCTTAACGATCAGTAATCTTGCAGCAAATGGCGGTGGCTCTACTCAGGGCGACGGTACGTTTATCAATAGCGTCATTCTAAGCTGGACGGCCGTAGCGAATGTTTTTGTCTCTCATTATGAAATACAATGGAAGCCGACAGCCGACAGTAATTATAACTCGACGACAACGCCGGAAACCTCGATCGAGCTATCTCCGTTGATCGATGGGACTGAGTACACTCTAAGAGTTCGAGCGATTACAACTGATGGACGACAAGGCGCGTTCGCTAGTGTTACTTTTACCGGCGGCGGAGACGTTACAGCTCCGGCATTACCAACATCAATTACGGCCATAGGTGGGTTTAAGTATATTGATATCAAATGGACAAACCCGGCGGACAGCGACTTTAACTTTGTCGAGGTATATGAGAACGCCTCAAACACAAGCTCGGGAGCGTCGCTTGTTGGAACAAGTTCTGGAAGCACATTCACCCGGACGAACTTAGGGCTTAATCAAGAGAAACATTATTTTTTGAAGTCAGTAGATTTCACCGGAAATAAGTCGGCGTTTACAACTGGCGTTTCTGCGACGACAACATTTCTAGACGACGCTGATTTTTCAAACGGTGTTCGACAAATATTCATCGATGCTGGCAAAGATATTATTGAGCCAGTCAGCTCA